GTTAGATAATAAATGTAAATTTCATTTTTTGATAAATACAATTAGACCCAAGAAAAGATTTGCACCGTGGTTGAAAGCAAATAAGATCAAGGATCTGGAGTATGTGAAAGAGTATTATGGTTATAGTGATGAAAAGGCCAAGTCTGCTCTTGAACTACTATCTGATGAACAAATTACTGCTATCAAAGATAGTTTGAATAAAGGTGGAAGAAAATGATTGATAACATGCTAGAAGTTGCAATAAAAGAACCTGATGATTTTCTAAAGGTTCGTGAAACACTATCCCGTATTGGTGTTGCATCAAGAAAAGAAAAGAAATTATTTCAATCGTGTCATATTTTACACAAACAAGGCAAATATTATATTGTTCACTTCAAAGAACTTTTTGCGCTAGATGGTAAAGACACCAATATCAGTGAGAATGACATTTCTCGTAGAAATGCAATTGCTGGATTATTGCAAGATTGGGATTTGGTAACAATTCATGGAAACTCTGAACCCAGAGCGCCACTCTCTCAGATCAAGATTATCGGATTCAAAGAGAAGGACGATTGGATCCTTGAGACCAAATATAATATAGGAAAAAAGAGGCAAGAATAAAAAACTTGACATTTCAAAATTATTTGATTATAATAACCTTTTACACTAAAAGGTATTTGCTATGAATTTCTACACCCACGTTGCACAATGGGGCAACAACATTTTTGTTAGAGGTGTTCGTGACGGTGAGCGATTTAATACTAAAATTAAATACAAACCTACCTTATATGTTCCATCCAAAAAACCTTCCAAGTTCACAACTCTGGAAGGTTCTCCTGTTTCTCCCATTCGGTTTGAAACCATAAAAGAAGCAAAAGAGTTTGTTGCTCAATATGAGAATCAACCAAATCTAGTCTACGGCCTCAATCAATTCATCTACACTTATATTGCTGAAAACTATCAGGACATTCGTTTTGACCGTTCTCTGATGCAAGTCTACACTCTTGACATAGAAGTCCAATGTGAGAATGGTTTTCCTAATCAAGATTTGGCTGTAGAAGAACTTCTTTCAATCACAGTCAAGCAGTATGGATTTGATGAAATCACTGTCTGGGGCATTGGTTATTATTATAATGACAATGACAATGTAAATTACATTCGTTGTCAAGATGAACAAGACCTTCTGTTACGATTTCTAGGTTGGTGGGATACTGTTCAACCAGATGCAATCACTGGTTGGAATACTGAATTTTTTGATATTCCATATATCTGCAATCGTATCAAACGTGTTCTTGGCGATAAACTATTAAAAGATTTGTCGCCTTGGAAAATTGTCAATGAGCGAAAGATCAATGGTAAGTTTGGTAAGACAACCACTATTTTTGAAATCATGGGTGTTTCAAATCTTGATTATCAACAACTTTATCAGAAGTTCACTTATTCCAATCAAGAGTCATACAAGTTAGACCATATTGCTTTTGTAGAACTTGGTGAACGTAAAGATGAAAATCCTTACGAAACATTCCGAGAATGGTACACCAAAGATTATCAGTCTTTCATTGATTACAACATTCAAGATGTTCTTCTGGTAGAACGTCTTGATGCCAAGATGAAACTAATGGACTTGTTGATGACTATGGCTTATGAAGCAAAAGTCAATTTTGCTGATGCCTTTACATCTGTTCGGTACTGGGATATTCTAATCTACAATTTTCTTAGAACAAAGAATATCGTTATTCCTCAAAAAGATTCATCAACAAAAACAGGTAAGTTCTCTGGTGCATATGTGAAAGACCCTGCTGTTGGTCAACACAAATGGGTTCTTTCTTTTGACTTGAATTCTCTATATCCACATCTGATTATTCAATACAATATTTCTCCAGAAACTATTGTTGATGATGGTGTGAATTTTGGTGATACAAAAATTGGTCAGTTTGTTTCACAAGAATTTGATACTGAATTCTTGAAAGACAAAGGACTGACAATGACACCAAATGGTTCAAAGTTCAAGATTGACAAACAAGGTTTTCTTCCTGCCATGATGCAGCAATTGTATGATGACCGCACAACATACAAGAAGAAGATGCTTCATGCCAAACAACAATTTGAAGATACCAAGAATCCAGAATATCTGAATGATGTTTCACGTTATAACAATATTCAGATGGCAAGAAAGATTTCTTTGAATTCTGCTTACGGTGCAATTGGTAATGAATGGTTTCGGTATTATGATCTTGCAATTGCTGAAGGTGTGACTACGGCTGGTCAACTTTCTATTCGTTGGATTGAACAGAAACTGAACTTGTATTTGAATGAATTGCTCAAAACCGAAGATGAAGATTATGTAATTGCATCTGATACTGATTCGGTTTATATTTGTTTTGATAACTTAATCAATAAAGTCTTTGAGAATCCTTCTACTGACAAGGTAGTAAACTTTCTTGATACTATTGCAAAAGAAAAGATTGAGCCTTACATTGACAAATGTTATCAAGAACTCAAAGAATACATGAACGCATTTGCACAGAAAATGCAAATGAAAAGAGAAGTGATTGCCGACAAAGGCATCTGGGTTGCAAAGAAACGCTACATTCTCAATGCATGGGATATTGAAGGTGTTCGTTATTCTGAACCACAACTTAAAATTATGGGCATTGAAGCAGTCAAATCTTCTACTCCTTATCCGTGTCGCCAAAAGATCAAGGAAGCACTGAAGGTGATCATGCAAGGTAATGAGAAACAAATCAATACCTTCATTCAAGATTTCCGAAAAGAATTCATGCAACTTTCTCCTGAAGAGATTGCATTTCCAAGATCAGTTAATGGTCTTGAAAAGTGGAGAGATCCATCATCAATCTTCCAGAAAGGTACGCCAATGCACTGCAAAGGCGCATTGGTCTATAACTATCTTCTCAGAAAACAAAAATTGATTTCCAAGTTTCCATTGATTCAGGAAGGTGAGAAGATTAAATTTCTAAACCTCAGAAAACCCAATCCATTACAATCTAATGTTATTTCTTTTATCAGCAAACTGCCAAAAGAATTGGAGATTTCATCATATATTGATTATGATCTTCAGTTTGAAAAGGCATTTGTAGAACCATTGATGTTCATTGTCCGACAGATCGGCTGGGACATTGATAGATCATATGGTACACAGGCAACACTTGAAGATTTTTTTGGATAACCTATGACCGAAAGACATATAAAAAAATTAATTTATTTGCAAGCAAAAAACTTGACAAATGCTATTCCTTATGATAGTATAGTTTATATTCATTGGAAAGGAAATTCTCCTATTGTTCTCCCTGATAAACAGAAAGGTTATGGAGTGATTACATCGGTTAGACTAGATTTGATTTTGAGCAGGCAGTTTCGGTTATTATGATTCTTAATAAAGAAGATTCTCTTTATGCCGCAAACATGATAATGAATTATTTCAAAAACTTTGAAAGAATTGATGATTACTTTCGCTTTAGAAAAGTTGAACGTGTCAAGAATATTCCAGTACCTCTACCTGGAATGAGCCTTGCTGATGATATGTTTCAATCATATGACATGCTTCCAAATGACATGAATTTTAAAATTGTGACTTTGAAGAATCAAGTTTTTAATACTATGTTGGAAATGGTTGCATCATTTTCTCCCGATAATGCTCCAGGCAGAGAAATGAAACTTGGTGTGAAAGAAACTAATACTGATACTATTGTAGGATTTATCAAGTTAGGTTCTCCAGTTATCAATTCTAAACCTAGAAATGATTATCTTGGCGGTGTGCCAAATCTAGAAATATTCAATCAACGTGCTATCATGGGTTTCAATATTGTTCCTGTTCAACCATTTGGATACAATTATCTTGGTGGTAAATTGATGGCAGCAATATGTTGTTCTCATGATGTTCGTAGAATGTTGAATGAAAAATATCAAACAGAATTATGTCTGTTTGAAACTACGTCTTTATACGGAAACATAAAAGGTGCGTCCATGTATGATGGTATGAAACCCTATCTCCGATACAAAGGTGACACACAATCAAATTTTCTGTTGACACTTGGAGAAGACATTTATTTTGAACTGAGAGATTGGTTTGAAAATAAAAATAATGGAGAGGTTCTGATTCATAAAGGCGCATCAAGCAGAAAATTGAAAATACAATCTAAAATGATAAACATTATCAAGAGCAGTTTGAAAGAACATGATAAAGTTCTTTATGATAAATTTTCTGAATCCATTGATCAGGCTGGGAAGGTTACCACCCAGAAAAGATTTTACATGAGCGAATATGGATATTCCAATGTAAAAGATGTTTTGTTGGGTAAAACAAATAACTTGACAAAAGCAGATAATTATGATAAATTTGAACTTGAAAATGTCGTGACTTGGTGGAAGAGACTTGCCGAGAAACGATATTCCAAGATGATTGCAGAAGGAAAGGTTCGTAAAGAACTGGAAATCTGGAATCAAAACACAATGAATAAGATTGACATTATTCGTTGAATTGTTGACAAGAGCCTAAAAACTCTTATTTTAATACTGTAGGAAAGACTACTAATTTGTCCAATTAAGGACACTTCTTTAAAAAGGAACACAATGTCTATTTACGTTGATTTGAATACCATCAAGGAATTCACACAAGAACATTTAGAAACATACGAAAGATTGAATCCAAAAGAGGCCTATCCATGGCTATTTGGTGAGGATCTTCCAGAAAGTTTGTATGTTATCAGTACTGAACTTGTAGATTTTGATGCCGTAAACTGGGTAGATTCTGGTACAGGAATTTATACACAGGGAGTCCGTGCTGGTGGTAAAAATCTTAAAGAGAAAGAAATTTCAAGAGATATTGCAAATTTTGGTTTCAAACTCAAGCAACCAGCTATATGTATTTTGCAAAAGCCTACAAATGAAATGATTCCACTGAATGGTAGAACTAGG